GAAGCGAGGTGCCGTTGAAATAGCCGCCGCAGACGCCCGGAAAGTAGCGGCGGATTTCGGTCTTCAGACCGCGCCAGATCACCGCTGTATCAATCACAACCCTCATGGCCGCACGATCCTGCTTTCCTCGATCTCCGTGCCGTCGTCGCTCTGCATCGCCCGCACGAACGCCGTCGCCTGTCGAGTCGCCGCGCAGTGGACGCAATTGCCGTGGGCGTTGGCGCGCGACGGGCTGTGACCGCGGACGTCGGCAGCGGCGCGGATGAGGCGGCCGATCATGCCGACAAGCTCGCGCTCGGTCGTGTCCTGAGCCTCGTCGTCGGACTGGGCTGCTTGGTCTGTCATAACATCACGTTCGCCGCTCACGTGGATTCGCTCCACGGGTTGAATGCGTCGGACATCGGAACAGGGCGCCCCGTCTCCATGTCGAACGCGCGGTCACCTAGAATGAACCGGTCATGGCGAATCCGCGGATCTGGCTCCGACAGCATGCGCGCCTTCTCCATGAGTTCGTAGATGTTCACGAGAAAGCCTCTCTCCGAGTCTTCGCGGCGCGCGCCCGCATAACGCCGCCCTGCTGCTGCTCGCGCTTCATCCGCTCCATGGCAACGTCATAGGGAGTCTTGGCCACTGGCGACGGTGCCTCGCCAGGAAGCTCGCGCAGCATGTCCCGCGCGTACCGCCACGGGTACAACCAGGCGTCGCCGGGGTCCGAGTGAGCGGCGTCGCTTGCCAGCTTGCCCGGCTTCTTCCAGCGCAGGCGCGTGGCTTCCTTGACCATCAGCGCCGCCAGCTGCGGGTCGACGTAGGTCTTGCCGGCGCGGAGGTCGTCGTTCAAGAGCTGGATGAACTCGACCTTGCGCGCCTTCTCGGCCATGACCCACTGAATCTCGGGCGCGTCAACGGCGAACGTCTCGATGGTCTTCCGCGTGGCGTGGCCGGCCGGGTCGAACACCACTGGCCCCGGGTGCTGCGCCTGCAACGCGCGGAGCCTCGCGAAAAGCTGGTGGTTGGTCTGTTGGCTGGTGGCTTCCATGTGCGTCAGGTGCGAGACGTCTCGAAGCGGAGAGATGGACATCCGCGAAATGGCATCGGCGTCGTTCCAGCCGAGGTCCAGGCCGTAAACGTGGGAGAACGCTTTGCCGTCCCACGGGCGCAGCGCAGGCGGCGGGATGTAGTAGACGAGCGCGTCGGGGTCGACGATCCACTGGCCGAGCCATTCGCGCTTGTACGTGATGGAGTCAACGGTGAGGTTGTGACGCGCGCGAGCCTCAGCGAGCGGGTCGCGGCCTTGGTCAACGAAGAACGGGTTCTGGGCGGCGGTCCAATGATGACGGTTCGACCAGCCTTCGAGCGCGTGGCATTTGTCGAAGAAGATGCCGCCAGCCGCCGGCCCGGGCGTCCCGATGAGAACCATCTGCCCGAGGTAGTCGAGCAGGGCGGGCGCGAGCACGTCTTCGAGGAAGTACCCGAACCAGTCAGGCCCCAGCTGGGCCTCGTCAACAATGGCCAGATCGCACTTGCGGCCTCGGGCGCGCTCCACGTCCTTCTGGTGGTAGAAGCCGAAGATCTCGAAGCGTGAGGCGCCGCACGTGAACGCACCGTCTGACTTGTGGGCTTCGAGGCCGAGTCCGAACTTGTGGTTGTACTTGAGCAGGTCGTCCCACACGATGCCGACGCCCTGATCGTCGGTGGGAGCGAAGTAGAAGACATTCGCGCCCGGGCGCTTGGCGAAGGCTCGAAGCGATTTCCCCAGGATGCTTGTCGTCTTCCCGGCGCGCCTGCCAGGGTGCGCGGCAATCTGCGGCGAGTCGTCCTCGCACAGCGCCAGCTGTTCGTGGCCGAGGATGCGGCGGAAACGCTCGTAGGCGCTGCGCGGCGACTGGAGGCCGGCGAGCTGGGACGCGAGACGCTTGTATTCGTCGCTCGGCACACTATCCGGCGGCCTCCTCCGGGGTCGGACGTACTTCCTGCCGACGCTCGCCGTTGCAGACGCCGCAAAGTACCGGGAACTCCTCGACGCCGAACTCTGTCCCCTCGGCCTTCGCAATCCGCATGACGACGCCGCTTCCGTGGCACCGCACGCACGGCACGCGGCTGCCGACCGTCACGCGCGGCTGGAATGCTCGCTCTTCGTCGTTCATTGCTCGAGCCTCACTGGGATGTCGGCTTCCTGGGTGGCGTTGTTCCATCGCCAGCCGATGACACCGCCGTTCTTCTTGCGGTCGTCGCGGTTGCGGACGTTGGAGCCGCGGAGGATCAGCCCGCCGCCGTTGAATGCGCGCGGGACAACGAATCCGTGCGGCTTCCCAGCGGCCATCAGCAGCCGGGCAATCTCTTGCGAACCGATCGAAGCCTTCTTGCTCACTCGTCCACCTCCACGCTGCCGGCACCCGACAGCAAGTCGTCATCCACGGCCGGCCGCCCGAGCGACAACCGCTCGACCTGCGCCCGGTCCCGCTTCCACTTCGACAAGTCGGCTTCTTCGATGCGCGTCGTCGGGATGCCGTGGCACTTCACCCAGCGGCCCCAACAAGCCGTCTCGGCAAGCACCTTGAGCGGCAAGTCGACGCCGGCCGCCTCGAGCAGCCGCAGGCCGATGCCGGCCCCGCGAAACTGCTTCTTGACGTACAGCATGCCCAGTACGTCGAACTGGTCCCACAGTGCGAACCCGAGAATCACGCGCGTCCCCTCGTGGGAGGCCGTGGCCAGCAGCGTGCGGCCGTCGCTGATCATCTCGGCCACGCGCGGCCCGAAGATGTGCACCCATTCGGTCCAGCGCACCGGGCGCGTGTAGTCTCGGTGCGGCCAGCGCGTCTTTGCGGTGGCCTCGAACACGAAGGCCGTCTCGCTGCGGAGCTCGGGTGGCTGGACGTCGACGGTCAGGCCCGATGCCAGCAGGCGCCGAGCCCCCTCGGTGCGCATGTGCTCGACCTGGCCGGCCAGGATGGCGTCGCGTTCGGCGGTCGCACCGGGGCGGCGGACCTTGGCGAAGGAGGCGAGCGTCGGGACGAGGTCGGCCACGCTCATCGTTGCCTGTCGATCGTATTGGCGACGTGAATAACCGCATCGGACACAAGCCCCGCAGCGGAGAGGACGTCCTCTGAACTCGGAGGCACCTCGCGGTTTTCGTCCCATTCGAGGAAGATCGACGCGAGCGTGATAATCAGCGCGCGCGTATCAGGCCTGATCTCTCCAAACGACCAGTCCTTGGGCGGCCACTCGCCGGTCGCGATCTGTTCGACGAAGCTCATCGACGCGGCCTCATGATGGTCAGCAGCAGGGCCACGACGCTCGCGCAGAACCCGAGCGCCCACACGCCGGTGCCGGTCACGCCGGGCTCCCGAACTCGCGGCGGCAGTAGCCGCACTTAATGACGACGCCACCGCCGAATACGGCCAGCTCGTCGCGAATCTCGCGGTGGTGACGCCAGTGGGCCAGGACGCGGCTGATGGCGCGGATCACTTGGTCACCTGGTTCAGCCCTGAGATTTCGCGCAGCTCGTCTTGCGTCAGCCCTTCGAGTCCAACCCATTGCTGGGCCGTCAGCTCGTGTTCGTGCGGCGCATACAGTCGCCCGAGAAACTCCAACTTCTCCGCGGACAACCCCGCAAGTCCGCCACGCAGCGGCGCACTCAACTCCTCGGCGCTGGGAACGCGCGAGAACTCGTCATCGGCGCCCAGCGGCACGCCATCGCGGTCAAGCAACGTCGAGCCCGGCACCGTCGTCGCCAAGAAGCCGGAGCGCAGCTTGACAATGCGTGGCTTCACGGCGTCGCCTCCTTGTCGCCAGCGGCCGCCTCGCGCGCGGCCCGCGCCTTCTTCCTGGCCCGGTACCGCGCCCACACGGAGCGCGTCTTGTCCCGTGGGCACGTCGGCAGGCAGCCGCGCTTCGGGTTCTGGCCGCAGTCAGCGCAGTTCGCCACGGTCAGCGGTCCTCACCGAACACCGTCCGCTTCGGCTTCATGCGCTTCTCGGCGTACGCGATGGCCAAGATTTGGCCGCGCG